GCGTAGTGTTGGCAGCGGCAGTAGCGATACTGGTACACAGTTTGAACCATTTGAGGCAGCATTTCAGAACACTTACTTGCTACAAAGTGGACGCATTGGCGGCATGGCAACATATGAAATGTACTATCAGTATCAAGAACTAAGTGCTAGACTGTTTGGAGGATTTATCAACTTTGAATTTAATCCTGTCACCAAAGTTTTGACATTGCTTCGTAAGTTTAGTGCAGATGGTGAACAAATTGTTCTTTGGACTTACAACTTGCGACCAGAAGCAAGGCTGCTACAGGACAGACATGCTGGACCATGGGTCCAAGACTATGCACTAGCACTTGCAAAGTATACACTGGGCGAAGCACGTTCAAAGTTTAGTACAATTGCAGGACCACAAGGCGGCACAAGTCTAAATGGTGATGCACTCAAAGCAGAAGCACAAGTTGAAATAGATAAACTCGATGAAGAACTACGCAACTATGTTGATGGTAGTGACCCACTTTCATTTATTATTGGCTAATATGAGGCAAATATGATTATAGGATTATGCGGACTTATCGGCGCCGGTAAAGGAACTGTCGCTGATATTCTAGTTGACCAAGGATTTAAAAAAGTAAGTTTTGCAGATAAACTCAAAGATGGGGTTAGTACTATCTTTGGTTGGGACAGATCAATGTTAGAAGGAGATACAGATGAATCTAGAGCGTGGCGAGAACTTAGAGACGACTTTTGGAGTAATGAAACAAAAATGGAAATTAGTCCTCGTTTGGTGCTTCAGTTATTTGGCACTGATTGCATGCGTGATGGGTTTTATGATGGAGTCTGGGTAAGCCTACTGAAAAAAACTATACTAGACAATCCAGAACAAAACTATGTTGTACCAGATGTACGTTTTGAAAATGAAGTGAATATGTTACATGATATTGGCGGAGAAGTCTGGGAAGTGAAACGTGGACTAGATCCACAGTGGCTTATTGAGTATGAAACAACTGGCGTTCAACCTAAAGACGTACATACCAGCGAATGGAAATGGGTAAAAGCCCGTAAAGACGAAGTGATACTTAACGACACCAATATTAATGACCTTAAAGGTCAGGTGTTAACGACCCTCGGGACCATCCCGTTTTAGCAAGTTCAGCATTACAATTAAGACACACAGTTTTTAGATTACGATTGTTGATATTGTTCAAGTCTCCATCTATATAAAAAACAATAACTTGACTGCGAAACACAGGTTTAAATCCACAAGCCTCACAGTTTCTTTTTACTTTGTATCCACTATCAACCCACAGTGGTTTGACAGGCTTGTGTAATTTCAAGCACTGTTCGCACTTCTTTCTATAAAAAATTCTAGCATCCTTGCGGTAATTAACTGCCTTAGGACGCTGTCCACATGTCTCACAAGTAGGTCTCATAGTGTATTTAACACGCACCTTTAAAGGGATTATACAAATAAGGGTATTTTACTGCTGTTTTTATAAATAGTATTATTAAAACAAAAGACCTTAATTGAGGAAGAAAAACATGGCACTAATATCACCAGGCGTAGAAGTTACAGTTATTGATGAAAGTAACTATGCTCCATCAGCCGCAGGCACAGTAGCAGCAATTGTTATTGCAACTGCACAAGATAAGACAAGTGGTACAGGCACAGGCACTGCTTCAGGAACAACTGCAGCAAATGCTGGAAGTACCTTCTTAATTGGAAGCCAGAGAGAACTTACAAGTACTTTCGGTAATCCAACATTTTACAACACTGCAGCAGGATCACCTATTAATGGTTATGAATTGAATGAATATGGTTTGTTGGCTGCATATAGTTTATTAGGTGTAAGCAACAGAGCATATGTAATTCGTGCAGATGTAGACCTTGCACAATTAGTAAGTAGCACAAGTAGACCACTTGGAAATCCAACAAACGGTACAGTTTGGTGGGATGTAAGTTCTGATACACGCTGGGGAATATTTGAGTGGAACCAAAGTACAGGTGCATTTACAAATAAAGTCCCAACAGTTATTACAACTACAACAGATTTAGATGGCGGTGTTCCGAAAACTTCAATTGGTGCAATTGGTGATTATGCATTGGTTGCAACAAACACTAGCAATCCTGTTTATTACAAGAACCGCAGTAATGCATGGGTGCTTGTAGGTAGTGCGGCATGGATGATTTCACACCCAACAATTTCAGGCACAGTTGCAAGTCCAAGATTTACACAGGGCAACACAATTACAATTAACGGAACAACTGTTACAATGGTAGGCAGTACTGTAACTGAACTAAAGACAAGCATTAACAATGCAAGCATTACAGGTGTCACAGCAGATGTGCATGATAACAAAATTGAAATTTATGCAAACGCTACGGCAGTAGGTGTAGACAGTAATGCAGATGGCAAAATTGTTCTCGCAAACGGCACAGGTTCAATACTTACAGATGCAGGCTTAACAGCAGGCACATATGCAAGACCACTTATTGCACAGGATCCACACTACACAGTTCCAGCATGGAAGTCAACAGACACTGTTCCACGTCCAGCAGGAAGTGTATGGGTTAAAACAACAAGCAGTAATCTAGGTTTCCTAGCAGATGTAAGTTCATATAGTTCTTCTACAGCACTATTTGGAAGTGCAAGTGCTCCAGCGTATACAAACGATCAAACTGCACTTAAAAACTTAGATACCTCAGGCGGTAAAGATATTACAGCAGGTAGTTTTTATATTCAATATGATGTAAGTGAAGATGATACTGTAACATATAAGTTATTCAAACGCTACAGTTCAGGAGCATTGGAAGTCACAGGCACTGTAACAACTGCATCACTAACTGGAGGTAACAAATTTACAATCCAAGCAAGTGTAGCAAACAGCGCAACACTTAGCACTGCAGTAGAAGTAACACTTAGTGGTGCAACACTTACAACACTAGCAACAGATATTAACGGTGCAAATGTAGCAAACGTTAGTGCTAGTATACTAAGCACAGGTGCTATACAGATTAAGCATGCACTAGGCGGTGTAATTATATTGAAAGATACAACAGGAACTCCACTAGCAACAGCAGGATTTAGTACAGCAATTACTACTAAGCAGGTTAGAGCAGGTAATAGTAGTGATCTAATCCTTAGTAACTGGATTGCAGATACATACACAGCAAGTACAAGTGCCCCAAGTGCAAATCCAACTGATCTAACATATTGGTATCATGGTGGATTCGAAGCAGACATCCTAATACACAATGGTACAACATGGAAGGGCTATCAAAATATCACTGATACACGTGGCTTTGCACTAGCAAGCACAGATCCAGATGGCGTAATTTTTAGCACAACTGAACCAACACTACAAAGTGATGATAGTGCGCTAATTAACGGTGATTTGTGGATTGACACAAGTGATCTTGAGAATTATCCAGCACTTTACAGACGTGAGACTGTAAGCGGTGAAGCAAAATGGGTATTAATTGATAAAACTGATACTACAACAGAAAATGGTATTATCTTTGGTGATGCACGTTTTATGGGCGATGCAACAACTGATGTTGTTACAGGAACAATTCCAACAACTAAAACATTGTTAACAAGCGACTACTTGGATATTGATCGCCCTGATCCAACAATTTATCCACGTGGCATGCTGTTGTTTAACACACGTCGTAGTTCATATGGTGTAAAGCAGTTTAGAAGCGACTACTTCTCACGCACTAACTTTAGTGACACAAGTGTATACCCAACACTTCCTACAGAAAAGGATGCATGGGTAACATCAAGTGGAAGCACATTTGGACGCAAAGCAGTAAGAACTATTGTAGCAACTCAAATGAAATCTGCACTTGATGCAAGTACAGAACTGCGTGAAGATGCAAGACTCTTTAATGCTATTGCAGCACCTGGATTTCCAGAGCTAATTAGCAATATGGTAAGTTTAAATAATGACAGACGCCAGACAGCATTTGTAATTGGTGATACACCAATGAGATTAGCATCAACAAGCACTGCTATTGAAAACTATGCAACTAATACAGCGGCAGCATCAGACAACAATGAGGATGGACTAGTAACTAGTGATCCACATTTGGGAGTGTTCTACCCAAGCGCAACAACAAATGATCTTTCAGGAAACACAGTTGTTGTACCACCAAGTCATATGATGCTTAGAACCCTTGCAAGAAGCGATGATATTAGTTTCCCATGGTTTGCTCCAGCAGGATCACGTCGTGGACTAGTAGACAATGTTAATAGTATTGGATTTATTAATGCAGCAACTGGCGCATTTGTTAATGACAATGTTAGAGAAAGTGTAAGAGACACGCTTTACTCTAATCGTATTAATCCAATTGCATTCTTCAACGGTGCAGGAATACTTAACTACGGTAACAAAACTCGTGCAGCAAGTACAAGTGCATTGGATCGTATTAACGTATCAAGACTGACAGGTTTTCTCAGACGACAAATGCAGGACATTGCAACAGGCTTCGTATTTGAACCAAACGATAAGATTACTAGAGACGAGATCAAACAACAGGTCGAACAAACTCTCAATGATT